TAAATCTTCAGACAAAAATTGTGCATTTGTTAGAGTTGTACAAGTATCATCAATAAATACTTTTGTTGTGTTTGTATTGTCAGTAAAAGATTCACCATTAATATAAAATGTTTTTGATGTTGGAGTAGTACAACATAAATTGAATGCAGTATCACTTCGATAAAGTGTAATTGCTTTACAAGTTTGAGGATTTGTAGGTTCAACATCAGGTTCAGTTGTATCATCTGCACAAGCACCTGAAATTGTTGGAAGTCCATTTAAAGTTGTTAAATATTTACCAACCATAATTGTATAACACTCTGAAGAACTTCCTGAAGTTGATATATAAACATTATCACCTCTTGAATCTGATGTATAAGGCACGTTTTGTGTTGAATTATCAGATTGTTTTCTTAATTGCCAAGCGTTCCAAGTATATTGTAATAAAGTTGTAGCTACACCCTCTCCAGTAGTATTTACTGCAAATGGTGTTATATAATATGGTGTTCCTGCGGTTAATGTTAGTGTTGGTGATATTGTAGCGGTGTCTAAAACAAAACCAAATGCTGATGCTAAATTTTGACCAGTAGCAACTACATATCTTGTGTTTTCTGTATAAAGGTTACTATTAGTACCAAAGTAAAAACCATATTCAGTAACATTGCTTGTTCCAACATTATCAACTTGTCCTGCTAAAGTCATTGATGTATTTTTAACTAAATACTGATTTGGTGTTAAAGTTGTAAGTGTTGGTGAAATATTTTGTGCCTGTGTTGTTGTAGTTGTACCAGGAGTAAATTGTATTGTTCCACCCCTACCTTCTGATATAGTGTTGTTTTTTGCATAAGCAGCAATATAATAAGTTGTTCCTGATACTAAAGATGTTTGACTTGATGTAAAACTTGTAGCAACCGTACCTGCAACTTTTGGATTTGCTAATATTAAAGGATTCGTTCCAAAATAAAAACCTCTCTCTATTATAGAAAGCCCTCTGTCATTTGTTATTGTACCATTTAATGTAACACTTGTAGTTGTTGCATTGCTTACAGAATCAGTAGTAACTATTGGATTTGTTGTCGTTTGATTTTGATCTCCACCTGTATCATCGGTTAAACTACCTGAAACTCCACTATCATAATAATTACTATTTGATACAACATACCAACTCGCATTTGCTTGATAAACTCTTGAATTTGTTAATCTTAATATGTTTTCTAATACTTCTTTTGAACTTTTTTTAGCAAAATTTTCAGTAAAAGCAAATTCATTAATTAATATATCTTGGTATAAATTGTTGTTGGAGTTTACAACAGATCCTGAAGCTGGATCAACTTTTCTAATATTGTTTTGAACGTATATGTCAAAATCAAGACCTGTAAAGTTTAATATTTTATGTAGATAATACCATGCCCTATCATTGTTTGTTTGTTCACCTGCAGCAGTTTTGATTGTACCATCTGCATTGGTTGCAATATCACCATCAGGAACTAAATATGAATCAAGTGTTCCTAAATTATCAATTGCTCTTAAACTTATATCAAATGGTTTTGATTGTATGGCTTCCCTAAATGTATCTGAAACTAAATACCCTTCCCAATAAACTTGAAAAATTGTTGATGCTGCCCAATTATAATCGGTTTCTTGCCAATTAGTATCTGCAACTTGCCAAAGTGGTGAATTAATATCAGCTGCTTCATCTTCAACTCCAATATTAACTCTAACCTTATATTCTCTTTCATCAAAATTTGTAAACTCATCATACGATATAGTGTCGGTGGTTTTGATATTTAGCACACAAGATGAACCAATAATTGGATTATAAAAATCATCATCATTTGTGTATTTAATAATAACTGGATTGTCAGTTCCTACAATAGAGAATACATCGCCAACATAATCCTTTTTTAGAATTTGGACACTTCTTTTATTTCCCTTGATGTCTGAAAAATCAAGTTCATATTTAACTCCGTAAGCCATTATTTAAATCTATTTCTGTTTCGTTCTGCTCTTTGTAAAGCAACTACTAAATCTTGACCTCTTAAAACAAACTCTCCTTGCATTGCACCACCAGTTCCTAACATATTTTTTAATTTACTTAATGGTGCAACTACTTCAGGGTTTGATCTTGCACCTGGATATTCTCCAATTAAAGCATTTGTTGGTCCTGATACAATACCACCTTTCGCAAATTCAAATCCTGAAAAAGAAGTAAATAATCCTTTAATTCCACCTAATTTGGTAAGAATTGCAGAACCACCAGTTGCACCCCCTAAAAATGCACCAAGCAACATTGCTGCTGCTGCTGCTGCCATTAATCTTACAACTAACCCTTTTAATATTGTTCCTAATCTTTTTAATGGGTTTTCACCCTCTGCAATTGCAGCAAATCCCTCTTGTAATGCAACACCGATTTGTGGTATTATTTGTTCTCCAAATGTTTTTGTTGCTTCAGCAATTGGTACTATTGCATTTACTTTAAAATCTTGAAACTTTTTAGTCATATCCTCTAATGATAATGCAAAACCGTTAGTAACAGTAGTCATTTTTGGCAACTCTGTTTTTATAATACCTGCAAGTGATTGAAAACCTGTTCCTAATTTAAATGGATTTATTCCTAACAATCCACCTCCCATTGCTTCATCACCTGATTCTGTTAGGGTAGTTGTTGGTGTATCAAAAGTACCTTTTGGTTGTACTAAAGAAAAAGGTTGCCTACTTTGATTTTTACCTAATGCACCAATAAAGTCATTTTTTGCTATTGCATTTATATTGTTTTGCAATAGTTGTAATTCTGTATTAACTTTTTTAAGTGATAAAGGTTTGCCAATTATTCCCTCAATTAAATTTTTTGCATTGCTTATTTTAAGTGCCATCAAACCAACTAAAGCTGAAGTCAAAGCGATAATTATTACAGTTGTAGCTGATACCGCAGTTGCTATTGCAGTTGCTGCTGCTGCAAAAGCACCTAAAAGGATAGTAATTGGGTAAATTGCAATACCTAAAGCACCAAGACCAAGTATTGCGTTTTTTTGATTGTCATTTAGTCCTACAAAAGCATCTGTTAATTCTTTAATACTTTTTGATAAAGCAGGAACACCCTCTTTTAAATTTAATGTTTCTGCTATTTCTTTACCAAGTGTTGCAAGTGCTATATTTACATTATCTTTTAATGTACTAAACAATCCCTCTAAAGTTTGTGAAAGAACCTTTAAACCATCGTTAAAACGACCTTGTGAACCTGTTGCAAACTCAAAACCATCTTGTAAAACTTTAAAAGATATTTTACCCTCTGATGCCATATCCATTATTTCACTCCTTGCAACTCCCATTGACTTTGAAAGTATATCAAGAATCGGCACACCATTGTTTATAAACTGCCTTAAATCCCTGGTCATTACTCTACCCTCTGCTGCTGCCTGACCAAATGCTACGGCTATACCTGTCAAATTACCACCTGAAACTGCTGCTACATCACCCAACATTTTAAGAGATTTAAAAGCATCATCTGATGTCTGCCCAAATCCCATTAACATATTGTTCACTCTTGTAAGTTCCTCTAATTGTAGAGGTGTTTCTGCACTAAATTGAACCAATCTTTCAAATGCTTTTGCACCCTCCTCTGCTGATCCATTTAATGTATTTAATGTAACTTGTAATCTTTCAAATTTAGCTGCTTGTCTTACTGCTAAAGTACCAACTGCAAGTAAAGGAAGTGATAATCTTGTGGACAACATTTTACCTGTCCTTGTAGCTTGTTGACTAAATTTCTCAATTTTACCCCTTGATTTATCAATATTAACATTGAACTGTGCAGTTTTTGCAATAAACTCGAATAATAATCTAAAATCATTGTTTGCCATAGTACAAAAATAACTATTTTTTATTCAACTTACTATTAATGAGTTCTTGATACTTTTCAAAATCTTCTCTTGAAGTTTTAGCCGTATTTCTCTTTATGTTGTCTTGTGGTAATTCAAAGAGTTGGTGGGGTTTTATCATATCAGATTTCTTACCAACATTAACATTGTGAATCATTGTCGCAACAAAACGATGTTGTTCCCAAAGTGCATTTATTTGGATTACATAGGATTCCGACATAAGTTTGTTTTCCTTAAATGTATTAGTCCAAAAGTCGTTAGGATTAATACCACAATAACCAATGTAGAAATCGGTTATATCCTCCCAAGAAGTTTTATCGGTTATTTTTTTTTTGAATCAGTTTGTGGATTCCTATTTAAACCTGCATTTAAATCATTACCCAAGATTCGAGATTCTGTCATTGCCTTGATAATCTTCTCAATATCCTCTGAAGTAATATCTTCAAGCCAATTACCAACATCGAAATTATCATAGTCAATTTCTTTTTTGTTTTCTTGGTCGTAAGTTAAAATACCTGCATATACTATCGTAATGATAGCTTTAAGTGAGACACCTTTTTCAAAAATACCTCCAATTTCATCAAGAGAAACATTAAGCATATCCGTAAAGGTTGCCCAAAAGTTCATACTAAAGTGTAATGTACGATTCTTGCCTCCGATTTTAAGAGTGTAATAACCTCTTTGTTTTGTCATTTAAAATAGTTTACAATAACAAATATACTAATTAGAATTTGAAAATCAAGTGTTAGTTTGTAGATTCTGTAATTGCACCAGTACATACTATCGTACCACTATATGTAACCGCTTCTTCCATTGCGCCACTTATTTCACAACTTGACATAAAACCCTCTCCACTGTATATCGTGTCGCCAGTAGCGGCAGTTCCAAATGTAAAATCTATTTTTTGTCTTGTAAGTAGTTTGTGTGCAATTTCTTTACCACCGTTAGTATCAGTATAATCAACTAAACCATCAAAAGATATTTCTGCTGATCTTAAACCTGCGATTGATTCTGAAAATCCTGCTGAATCTTTTGTAGTGGCAGCTGCCATGTCGTTAGTAAAGGAAATCGAACAACTTGTAGTATGCCCAATTGTAGAAGGTGTGCCTGCATCATCTGCGATTTTGATTAAAAGGTTAGTACCATTGAAAACTGTTGAAGCCATAACTTATATTTTTTATACTACAAATATAATTAATTTTTGATTAATAATTTTCTGATGATATTATTCCAACCAGTTGTAAACCAACCATTGAAATTTCTGATCTTTTGTGCTAAATATTCAAATATTCTTGCCATAATTTATTTTTTATTGAATTTATCTAAAAGTTGTATTGTCTTAATTACTGTATAAACTAATGTAGCTATTATTAGTAAAGATTGAAGTACTTCATTTAATTGTGTCATAGATACTATGTAAACTCCGATTCCTATTATTGTTGGTTTAAAATCTAAATATACCATAACATTATTCTATTGTAAGTTCAACTATTTTCCACTCTTGGTTTTCTTCATCCCAAGAATAAGTATTTTCATCTTCAGGACAAGGCACTGGTGCTTCCCATATAAAATCATCATTTAATGACCAACTTGCAAAAGGTTGTGGTGCATAAAAAGCATCATTAGCACTATCCCAAGTATAACCGTTTCCTGCAAAATTATGTCTAATAGTTCCATTATAAGATGTTTGCACCCAATTTCTATGTCCAAATAAAGTCTCACAAAAATCAATTCCTTTAGTTTCTGATTCCTGCTCGTTATCTAACAATTCGTTATTGTGTACTACAATTACTTGTGTTACTATGTTATTTTCATCTATTTCTGCAAAATGTGCCATATCTATTTATTTATGAGTGTACATAAGTTCCACTTCCTGTGTATTTTAATATTGTATAATCTCCATCTGTTGTAACTGTCGGTGAACCTGTTGTTGTTCCTGAATATTCAGATGTTGCTAATCTTAATACTACAACTCCTGAACCTCCTGAACCTGATGTATGAGTTGATGAACTATAATGATTTGATTTACCAGTTCCACCCCCTCCAGTATTTGCCGTTCCATTTTTACCTGATGCAAACGGAGAATATGCAGTTCCTGCCCAATCAGCACCACCTCCAAGTCCACCAGTACCTCCTGAACCTGAAGTTTCATCTAAACCTCCTCCACCACCACCTCCGTAATATACAGAAGAACCAGTGATAGAGACTGCTAAACCATCACCCCCATCACCAGCATCAGAACTTGTTGCATTCTGTCCAGCAGCAGCAGTACCACCTCCACCACCACCACGTCGATGAGTAGCATTTCCACCTGCAAATCCTTGACCTGTAGTTCCTGCTCCTCCACTTTTACTTGAATCATTTCCACCACTTCCACATCCACCATCGTTTCCATTTTGACCTAATTTTGCTCCTCCTCCACCACCAGTAGATGTTATTGTTACAAGACCTGTTATTGATGAAACACCGCCAGATGCAGCGTGATTATTAGAACCGTTTGAACTTCCAGCACCACCTGACCCTACTGTTATAGTATAAGTTCCTGCTGCTAAAGTTATATCGCTTTCAGCAGAAGAACCTCCACCTGATGTATAACCATAGGAAGTTATTAAACCTCCAGCACCTCCAGCAGGACCTGAAGGACCTGGTCCTCCACCACCACCACCTGCAATAACAAGGAATGACATATTACCTGTTAAAGGCATAGGTGTTGGGTTCATTTTAAATGCCATATATACGTAAGTTTTTCCACTTTCATTAATTGATGTAACACCACCTGCAACTGTAAATCCATCACTATCAAAAGATGTAAAATTGCTATTAGTTACCTCTGCATTATTTCCGTTGGCATAAACCATTTTTGTTTTACCTCTAACAGAATCTACCATTTCCCAACTATCTGTTCCATCTGCTTCCTTTGCCATAATAAAGTCAGGCTGAAATCCTAATCCTGTAATTGCATTAGAATTACCTGTTCCTGTGTAGCTTGAAAACTTGCTATATGAAGATACTGAATGAAAACAATAAGCAATGTAATCACCGCCACTTGCATTTGAACCGCCACTATCACCGACTCCAATAGTTGTTGCAGATGGTACATTTCCACCCCATAAATTTGTAACACTTGCTGCTGTTACTTTTGCAGCACTGCTGTTTAAAACCATATAATCAGATGTACTTCCTGTAATACTCATAACAGGTGTAGCCCAAACATACCAATCAGAAGATGAATCAGTTCTTTTTACAAATACTATTTCAGGAGCTGATGATAGTCCGTGTCCAACAGTTTTAGATGTTGAACCATCACCTGTGTATTTTACAATACTTAATCCATTTGCAGTATTTGTATTTGTTATACTTGGTATTGTACCATCAATATTAGATTGCCAAGTATTACCTGCTTTCCAAGCCCAAGCAACGTAAGTATCTCCATTATTATTTGTATTACCATTATTTTCTATAACAAATCCATCATCATTAAAAGAACTAACGATATTTGGTAGTGTTGTTGCTTCAGCATCTATTGTATTAGATTTTATAAAATTTCCAGCACCTCTAATAGAATCTTGTAAGAAATGAGCCCAAGAAGAATTATTTCTTCCTTTTGTCCAAACTAAATCAGGTTTAAAACCTGTGTTTATTTGTCTACCTGTACTACCATCACCAGTATATGTTACTGTTTTAAAGCTATCCGCTAATGTTGTATTACTTGGTACATTTTTAGCTACTGCCCAGTAGATATAAGTACTTCCTGATACATTTGTATTACCTCCTGCTTGTGCCAATGTAAATCCATCACTATCAAATGATATTGTGTATGCACTTTCATCTACTTCAGCACCATCTGTATCTGCTCTTAAATTTACACCTACACCTCTTACAGAATCACAAATAACCCAACCATTAGAACTACCCCCTGTTGCTCTTTTTATCATTAACCAGTCAGGTTTAAATCCAAGTCCTGTTATACTATTCGTTGTCCCTGACCCAGTATAACTTCCAAGTTTTTGATACCCTGCAACATCGTGGAAACAGTAGTTTATATAATCAATACCACTTTCATTAGCACTTCTTTCTGCTGTACCTGAAACATAAAATTTCGTTGCATCAGGCTGTGTATTTCCCCATTCATTACTATTAGTATCAACAGCATTAGTTAAATCTAAATACATATATTTACCAGCACCCCCTAAAACAGTTCCACCAACTCTCCATCTACTCGTACCATAAGTTGAAGGATTAGTAATAGATTTTTGAATAATAAGTTTTGGTGCGGCTGTTAATCCGTGTCCAATACCTCTTAAAGATGTTGAACCATCTCCAATGTATTTAACAATAGAGAAACCTGCATTAGCATTTACACTAACAATAGAATCTATATCACCTTCTTCGTTAATCGTAGGTTCGTTATCATCAGTTTTAAAAGTCCAAGCTACATAATCTTCACCACTCGTGTTTAAAGCATTATTTGCACCTGTTGTAAAACCATCTGAATCGTATGAACTTATTGCATTAGTTTTTGTTGATTCTGCATTTGTT